CTATCGCCTGGACGGCCTGAGTGTCTGGTATCATCGAGCCGGACGCCTTCGGCCAGGGCCGCTCGCCACAGCCGCGCCTTCTGCAGGGGGGTCAATTTGATTCTCGTGGTCATTGCTCGGTCCTTTCGCTTTTCCGGCCAGACCATTCCGGCCGTCTGGTATATCCTATCGTCTGGGCCGGAGCCGGGTCAACACAAAATTCCCTACGCCCGAGAGTTTTTTTTCATCCGTGTCAGTGGTGGCATAAGCGGACAGCTTTTACTTGTTTCGATCAGCGGACAAGCGGCACGCCGCGACGAAGACGCAAACCCCCGAAAGGCCAAGGGCTTACAGCATCAGCACGAAAACGGCCGCCAAACATATTCATCAGAATCGGAATACATTATGCGGCATCGTCCATAAGTGCTTTTCGGCACAACCACCAGCAGAAACAACGCTTACAGAGGTTATCCAATTAGATAACAAGGCCCCCTTGTTTAATCCGTGCGCACGAATTAGAGGCCGATTTACGTAAACTACTGGGGTTGTGACGGTTAATTGCGCGTGCGCACACCAAAATGACGAGAAATTGCCGATTATGGCTGTCTGGGAGGCTTAGATAAGATAGGCACCCGGTTTTTCGACCGTTTTCGTAGCTACTAGATGTAAACAGCAACAACAACAACAACAGCAACAACACCCCTATCCCCAACCCCTTTCCCCCAGACCGGCCTGGAACAGCCCCTGCATGGATTTTCCGCTTGACTGGACAGTTGGTCCCGCGGTACGATTCGATGGACAGCAGGACGGAGCCTCGCCATGGCACGGACACGGACACGACGGACACCGGCACAGCTCAAGCGTAAGGTGGGCGAGGTCCACACCAGCCCCGAGTGGGAGGGCTGCTCCTTGGCCGAGGTCGCGGCGATCAAGGCCTATCTACGCTGCTGGGACGGTCCCGCCGCAATCCTCGCGACGACGACGGACAAGATCACCAGGGCCTGCGCGTACGGCCGTTGGCACTCCATGCTCCGCCGCGTACCGTTCCGCGCGGCGTTGGAGGAGCAGGTCGAGCGGGCGGGGATCTCCAAGGCCAAGCTGGCGTCCAGGCACGTCGAGATCATCGAGGCCGACCTGGCCGACCTGGAGGAGGACCTGGGCGGCGATGTGCTCCAGCGGGCCCGCAAGAGGGGCTTCGACACGCGGGCGGTCCGGAAACTCAAGGTTCGCCGTCGCACCCAGGTCACGGAGGAGGGGACCACCACCACGACCGACACCGAGGTCGAGCTCTACGACCGCCAGAAGAGCCTGGAGGCCCTCGGCCGGCTGTACCAGCACGACTCCCAGCGCCACGAGCACGAGTTGCGGCTCTCCGCTGACTCCCTGAGCGACGAGGAGCTCCTGCGGCGGGCCCACGCGGCCGGCCTTCCCGTGCCGGCGGCGGCGGAGGCCAAGGAGTGAATGGCGAGCGAGCGGGAGATCGTCGAGGCACGGTGGGCAGTGGCCGCCAGGGACCCGCGATATTTCTCTCGCTGGTTTGTGTTTACGCTGGACTCGCAGGCGCAGGAGCGTGGGGAAAGCAACCCGATCCGGCCGTGGCCGGCCCGGCCTCACCTGGACCTGCTGTGTGGCCTGTGGTGGCATCACCCAATGCTCTTCGTCGCCAAGAGCCGCCAGATGATGGTCACCTGGTTCGCCTCGATGATCTCTGTGTGGCAGATTCTTTTCCGGCGCGGGGCGCTGGTGTACCAGCAATCCAAGCGGCTGGAGGACGCCATGGGCGACGAGGCCACGGGGGACGGCCTGTTGGGCCGGTCGAAATTCATTCTGTCCCACGTGCCATATCGCTCCTGGCTGCTTCCCCGGCGTGTGGTGGTCCGTTCGGACTCGATTCAGATCCCGGGCATGCACAGCGGGATCCAGGCCATTGCCCAAGGCGGGGACAAGATCAGGTCTCACACGGTCACTCAGCTGGTGTCCGACGAGACGGCGTTCCAGCCCGAATTCTCCGCTGCCCTCACGGCGACCATGTCCTCGATCCGCAAGGGGAGATTCCTGGGCATCACGACACCGGACTTGACCGACGGCGGGGCGAGTATGCGGCTCGCGCTCGACATGACGGACGAGGAGGCGATCGCGTGAGCGCCCCGATCTGGATTGCCGACGCAGCCGACAGGTACCGCGTCGATCGTCCCCGCGTGTTCGGCCCGGGCTTGCGGGCCAAGCCGACCCGCCGCGGCGTCGTGGTCCTGGACCTGCACTACTCCGCCGACCCGGACGGCGTCACGCCGGAGCTGGTGGTGCGGGAGATGCGGCGGCTGGGGTGTGAGCAGCGCGACGACGGCACCTGGTCCCTCTCTTGGCGGTGGCTGAAGGAGATGGAGCTGGACTGGGTGGCACAGTCGAGCGCGCAGGTGTTCGACTCGCTGGAGCAGCAGGAGCAGCACATCCTGGAGCCGGCCTACTATCTCCGCTACGAAATCCCTCACGACGCCCGGCCGAGCGACGAGGCCAGGCTCATCGAGTGCGAGCCCGGGGAGGTCGGGCCAATCCGCGTATGGATATCGCCCCTGGACCAGCCCGGCAACCTGCCGGATGGCGCGTACGTGCAGCGGTCGTTCGGTGTGGGCAGCGACATCTCGGAGGGTGTCGGGGCTTCTGATTCGACGGTGGTGGTCTTCACAGCGGACACGCGCGAGCATGCTGCGGTGTTCGCCGACAACACGATCCGGCCCGTCGATGTCGGGCGAGTGGCGGTGGCGTTGTGCCGGTACTACAACAACGCCCTGCTCTGCATGGTCCGCAAGATGCACGGCATCAGCGCCCTGCGGGAGGTTCTGGACCTGGGCTACACCCGCGTTTGGCGGGAGAAGGTGCAGAATCGTGCGGTCGAGTACGCGGCGGAGAATTACGGATGGCCGAAGGGGGAGGCGAGCAGCCCCCAGTTGTTCGGGCGATGGCAAGACGCCCTGCGGCATCAGCAGGTGACCCTGCACGACGCGATCACGCTGGACCAGCACCGGCAATATCTCTACGACGAGCACGGCCGCATCAGCCACAGCGCCTTGCGTCATCTGCCCGTGGAGGTCCGCCAGCGGCATGGCGACCTGGTCATCGGCGCGGCGTTGGCGTACCGCGCGGTGATTGACTTGCCCAAGTACCAAGAGTACAGTCACGACACCAGCCCGCCGGAGTTGTCTATGGCCTGGCGTCGGCAACAGCGTGAACTTCGCCGCCAGCGTGACAGGGCTTTGCCATACGGAGAGGTGCGGTAATGGTAGCGATTCAGACGATGCGCGGATCCTCGGTCAACCGGCTTGCCCACGCGATCCAGCGCGGCGACGAGCGGATGCGTGCCGTGCGGAACGTCCGCGTGGAGGCGGTCAAGACCTACGCGGCCGAAGCGTATGACATGAGCACGGGGGCTGTGGACGATCCGATCAACACGTATTTCTCGCTGGCCTCGACCTACCTGCCGGTGCTGTCCATCGACCCCTCCGCGGAGATCAAGCCCAGGCACCACGCCATGCGTTACGGCCCGTTCGCCGAGGTCTACCGGCTCGCCTTGCAGGAGCAGATCGACGAGATGCGCCTCGTGGAGGTGGTCGAGGAGATGATCCTGAATTCCCTGTTCGGCCCGGCCATATCCTGGACGGGCTTGGCGGCGGGCCAGTGGATCGGCAACGAGGACCGAGAGGCGATGTACCTGCCCGAGGAGACATTCGTCGAGGTGATCTCCCTGGACGACTACATCCCGGACCCGAGGGCCAAGCGTCGTTCGGCCATGACCTTCGAGGCGACGGCGTTCCGTGTGGACCTGGACTGGGCGATGGACAGCGGGCTGTTCAACCGCAAGGCTCTGGCGGCGATCCAGCCGGACCAGATGCAACGCGGGCCCAGCGGCAAGTCGGCCGGCATCTCCAAGGCCGGCGACGGCCCGAAGGACCATGCTGTCGATGAGATCGAGTTGATTCGATGCTATCTGCCCGACGAGCGCAAGGTGGTGATTCTCCCCCCGACGCCGGACACCGCGACGGACTACCTGGCGGAGGCGGATTACGAGTACGACGGAGCCGACGGTCCGATCGACGTGATCAATCTCCTGGACGTTCCGGACAATCTGGTGGTGGGCGCGGCGTTGATTCCCTCCATGCGGCGGCTGCATGAGTTCATCAACATCCTCGCCCGCAAGGTCCGGCGTTCCAGCGCGCGGGAAAAGGAGATCATCCTGACGCAGTTGGGTCACGAGAAGGACGCCGAGGCGATACGGGTGGC